GGTATTTTTCTCTTTACCATGTCGAGACAGAATTGGGTTGAGACCAGTGCCTTAGTCGAATGCATTTCCGAATATATTGTTCGAAGCTATGGAGACACGTTCATTGGATTAACTTCCACAGATTTGAGTACACTTTCAAATTTATTGAGTAATTTATCCATCGCAAATGTTGGATTTTTAAATGATTTAAGGACCCCACTGCAAAACATGTCTAATGAGTTTGTGGACTTTCTGTCAACTACTGACAGATGTGGGTTCATGCTGAGACCAATCTGGTTTGATTCTGATATCAACCCCGCAGTCACTGATAATTTCGTGAACTCATACATCAAGTTGCGAAATTCAGTACCAGTATCTGATGTAATACGACAAGTGAATAACCTATCATTACATAATGATGTGGTTCTTAAAATTTATAGTGTACAAAATGCCATAATCCGGGCTCTTGACCCTCCCTATGGCACAAAGGTTGATCCAACGAATTTGTTCAGAGCTACTGCTCTGAAGCCAAGCAATTATGGTCAGAGAAGAAGTTTGTGCACCCAGCTTGGGGCGGGTGTTGAAGCAGTAGACTTCTTTGTTAGCGAGAGGGGGAGAATGGTATTCGGGCGAAGATCTCCCAACGCTCTTCAAGCAGCCCAGTATGATATTAATGTACCCAATTTTTGGTCTGTTTTAGACGTTACCAATGCTAGGGTATATTTTACAAATACTTTCCTAGGGTGTACTATCACCAATGTGCAAGTCAATGCACAAAATGGACAAAATCCTGTAGCATTTATAAGAGTTAACACTGATCAAAACGACATAAACGTAGATAGTGATGCGATTGTGTCATTCTCCCTAGCTGGGGGAGTAATTAATGTAACCACTGCAGTGCCGATGACTGGATTCGCTATCGCAATTGAAGGCGATTTCCACTTTCAAATGAATAGGTGCCAGAGTTATTACACTGGCGTTTCAATAACATTAGGAGCTCAAGTACCAATCGATGATTTTGGTATAATGAAACATCTTGAAATATTTCGGATGCGTCTGCTGGCCTGCGGTCAAGCTGAGATGTTCGCTGAATCAATGAATCGATTAACGATGCAGTTAATCGCGAATTACACACAAGACAACTTTAATCCAAACGCTGTTGCGTTTGCCACACCGTGGTATAGAATATCTGAGAGATTTGGGGTCATACTGTCATTTATTGACCAGAATATAAATTTGCAAACCAGACGACTGATGGTTAGGCACTTATGGGTGATTTATTCATTCATAGCTGTTTTCGGTCGCTATTACAATATAAATTAGCAATATTGGCTGAGGTGCTGGGCCCAATAGTCGCAATCAATTCTGGAAAACGTGCGTAGGGAATTTGCGCACGGCTAAGGGGTTGAAGTGCTGCGGGGGCTAGTGGAATCTTGTCGGGGTTCCCTCCTACGTCAACAATGCACTCTACATGACTAAAGAGGAAACATGAT